TACCCCAACGCCCGGTTACATAATACGTCAGCGCTTACGTATTGTACATAATACGTCAGCGCTTACGCAGTTACATCCATAGTCATAGAACAATTAAATGATTGAATATACGACACCGACACAGCTGTCGCATCAATCGTATTACCTACTCCTAAGTACCAATACATACAATCAGTTCCAGCTGTGAACATGGTGGTATCGTATTGTTTAATCTTGGCGCGGAAGAAGAAACTTGCACTTTGACTTCTATCCAATAATCCAGACCACTGCTTTAAAATCCGTACAGATTCATTGGATGTATCTGTTGCAGAATGCGCGATGTCGATTGATTTTCCTAATGCACCAGCTCCCGGTGGAACTCCATTGGGTTTAACCCATATAGCATACAAACGATAATCTATAACCTCGTCATCTTTACTTGACAATGTGAATTTAGAATATCCACCTCTCATAGTAACTTTACCAAGAGTAGCAGTAGGATTAGGACCATTACTATTAGTATATTTAGTTATATCATCCAAACCAACAAACATTTGTTGATTTACATAGGTATAATTAACAAGTGAAGCCGGAGTTGAGACAGTAAGAGCAATTGTATTATTAAGATTATACTTTTCAGAACCCATAGTAGCATTCCAAAGTATATTCCTGTACTTTTTAGGTCGCATCTTACGACCCATAAAGAAGGGAGTACTTGTAACTCTGCCATTAACAGAATTAATGTAACTAGTACGAGCTTTCTTTCGTGCAAACCTCCTTTTCTTAAATGAACGAAATGGTCCTGAAGACCTCTTCCTCTTTTGATTGTAGCGAGCCATTTTCTCTTACTCCCGCTCACGCGGAAGCGCGGGTATTTATAGAGTAATGTTATGGGGGGTATGAAAGCGGCTTCCGTGCGCCTTCGGCACCCGGTGGGAAGCTTCGCTTCCCCACGTGGGCTGCCGGCTACGCCGGAAGCGCCCACTCACCTGCGGTGGGCCAAGAAATAAGATAATCTTTCTCCGCTCTTATTATTTAATTCATGTGTACAAGTTCTATACGTCTCATAAGAGCGGGAAGTTGAACATTTGGTACACCAGCGAAGCTAAAGACTTCGTCAGGATGGAAGTTGCTTGTGATAATAAAATTATCAGCATACAGTGCAATCATTCCTCCTTTGTTTTCAACTAAACACTTATACCTATCAAACCATCTAAGTAGATGGTTTATATCAATACCATTAGGACCGAAATCATCTATTATTACATTTTTTTCACACATATATCCATTCCACCACTTGGTTCTCGGTTCTTTCACATAGGCTTCTGGAAGACTTGAGTGGGCCAATCTGGATTTACCGACTCCTGGTTCACCATAAATCCATTGAACTTTGATATTGGGTCGCTCGATGGGAGGTTTGAGGGCCAAAGCATTTCTGAGCATGTTAGATCCTGAAAAGATATACGCTCCGGGGAAGGAATTGGCGTATTCAACCACTCCTGAATTTCCGAGTTCGACGGCAGCCATGAACGATCTTCCGAGTTCATCACGGGACTTACCTGAGGCTGCGCCTTCATTGATTGAACCTCCTTCGATATAGTTTCCACCTTTTGAGCAATACTCTCGATTCTGTCGAGCAGAACCTCTTGCGCCCTCGATATGGCACCTACTGCCAAGTTTATCCCGAACAACATTGAAAGTATGCCGTCGTTGAAGTGAGGCGTATCCTTGGAGATGAGGAGTTCCTGAATCACCGACCTCTCGGCCGATGATCCAGTATTTGGCTTCTTGCTCGAAGAAGCCTTGGAGTCGAGGGATATCTTCCTCTTCGACATAGTTATTGAGTGTAAAGCAGAAGTGCCGTAGCTGGCGAGACATTGAATGAACACAAACACACCCCTTTATTTATAGTCTAACGCTTGGCTAGATAGACAGGCGTTGGGGGTAATACTA